AGCAAAGCTGACCTTCCGCAACCGAGACCTTGGATCGGCTGGGAGTATCGGCGCCGGGGAGATGTCGATGACGGTGGCCGAGAGTGAGGTCCGGTCGGTGCTGATGACCCTGGCGGATTTCCGGGTGACCGGGACCAGCAACGGGGTGATCTTCTGATGGCTGAACCATTCGGCGTCCACTTTGAGGTTACTGGCCCGGTCTTTGACGGAACTGGACTCCGGGCCATGCAAGGAATCGTCAACCGAGGGCTCCTGGATATTGCGACCCTGGAAGGGGCCAACAAGGTCAAAGACCAGTTATATGGGCCTCCGGCCTCGCAGTATTGGCAGTCTAGTAAAAGCGAACGCCACGGCGCCCATACCCGCGACCTCAAGCGGCGGGTGGCAGCAAGTCAACCCTCCGACAATCTGGCTGTTTTCAACGCCGGCGGCGTCCACTATGCCCCGAAGGTCGAGGCGTTGTATGGGATGTTTGCAAAAGCAACCGCCGCAATTGAACGAGACAAAGCCGCGTTATATCACAAGTACATCGGGGATGCCCTGGTCGAGGCGTTCCAATGAGCCGGTCGGGAGCCTTGGACAGAATAGATGTTCTCTTATCCACAATCACCGACCCACCGTTCACGGCGGTCGTTAGGGCCGAGCCGTTGGCCCTCTCCGGCACTCCGGTCCTGGCCTATTGGATTCAGAGCCGGTCTAACGGCTGGCAGACCCTCGGGGATATCGGGTCGACCACGACCCTCATGGTCAGAGCCTATTTCCGTCTGCAGGCTTCGACCGATGTTCGCGAGAGCATTGAACTCGCTTTGTGGGATGCGATGGTAGAGGTCGACAGTAAACTCAGGTCAGATGCTAACCTTGCCGGCAACTGTACCGACTCGACGGTCGGGTCCGCGACGGTCGCCACGATAGATATCGGCGGGCAACTATACCGGACAGCGACCATCCCATTCGATATTCAACTCTATGAAGAAGTGACCATCACTCCGTAGGAGCGACCAATGGCAAAGAAATCAGGACTTGGCCAACAGATTTTCGTCCACGGTTACGACCTCAGTGGCGATGTTTCCGCAATCAATAACGCCGGCTCACCACGAGACCTCTTAGATGCAACGGCTCTGAACGCCTCGGCCCATGAGAGGTTCGTCGGATTATCGGATGGGAACCTTGGGGTTTCCTCATGGTTCAACGATGCCACCGAGCAAGAGCATGACGCATTCAAAGGTCTGGTCACTACCGACCGTATCGTGGTGTGGGCTTTCGGTGCGACACGAGGGGATGTAGCGGCAGGACTTGTCTCAAAACAAGTCAATTATGATGGGTCCAGAGGAACAGATGGGTCGTTATCCTTCACGATTGATACCCAGGCCGCGTCAGGGGTCCCGCTTGAATGGGGCAATACCCTAACGACCGGCAAGGAGACCCACGGCTCGGCAGGCTCATCTACAAGCCGTGACGATGGAGCGGCCACAAGTGCCGGGATGGTTGGGTATCTTTCAATCACCGATATCGACTCAGGTACCCCGACTGTAACCATTCAACAATCATCGGATAACGGGTCAAGCGATGCTTTCGCAACGGTCTTGTCTTTCACGGCGGTCGCCGCTGCGGCGGCTCCGACCTCGGAACGAGTGACGGTAAGCGGGGCAGTGGAACGGTATCTGAGAATCACGACGACCGGCACCTTCTCGAACCTAGACTTCTGTGTAGTGACTAGGCGGGGAACCGCACAAGACGATGTTGCCCTGTGAGCATAGGACGTATCAGACCTCAAATCTTTCTCTCCATCCTGATTCTGGGAGGAGTGGCCGGAGCCGGTATCTACCTCAGCAACGAGGTCGCTACCGGAACGTCGGTGGGAGGCATCATCGCATTGTCTATGAAGATTCTGGAATCTGATTAAGTAGGAGAACATATGTGCAAGCGTTGCGGATGCGGCAAACCACGTAAGGGATAACGATATGAAAGCACTATGCTGGTTGGGCTTCCATCTGTGGAATTATGATGGGCATCATGGCAAGAACAGCAGGGAGCGGATTCAATGGCCCTCTCGTATCTGTGGACGATGCGAGCACAGAGCCATCCTAGTCTATGTCTCTGATGCTGGCGTAGTTTGGGAGCAAGTGACGTGAAGCCTTTCCAATTAGGTCTCAGTCTGATTCCGGTGGCAATCATTGTCATCGGTCTTATCGGATGGGTCGTAACCCTCCGGGGCAACATCGACTCGGCCTTGGAAAGTATTGAAGAATTACGAGAGTCACAATACGACGATACCGACCTGGTTGAGCGGGTCCAAGACCTCGCCATCCAAGCCGAGGAGTCCATGACAAAGGTCATGTGGGTCATGGAGGAATACGGTCCGGCAATCGAGTCGATTAGAGACCGGGAGTTAGATACCGAGATGGCCGACAGGGTCGCCGACATAGTGACCCGTCAGGCGGTCGTCGAGAATGAGATGCGCCAGATTATGTCGGACCACTCAGGATTCGCGGACGTTCTCTACGACCTCGGAGAGCAGGGTCTCATCGAGCGTCGGGAATACGGGAACTATAAATGACGACCCACTGGAAGGCCGCAAGGCCAAGGGATACCCATTGGCGCGAGGCATCTTGCCGGGAGGTAGGATGCCAGCAATACTTGAACGGATGGCAGACCGTCTTGCCGGTCAATGATTCGGCTAATGCTCTATATATCCGGCGGTCGGGCCTGGGCTTTCGGGAGGAATCCGAAGGCCAGCTCATCCGGTTCATCTTCGAACCAGGGCAAGAATGTTTCAAAGGTCGGGCCGGCGAGCATCGGACTCCGGTCGAGCGGGACCCTATACTCTGGCGTGATAACCTGGTGATGGCTCCGCTGGAATGGCTGGACAGTATGAACGACGACCTATATCAGATACGGGCTAGAAATTAGGAGGATGTTATGGCAAAGGAATCAGGCTTAGGATTCAGCGTGATAGTGGACGACTCCGGCGGGTCGGCCAGGACAATCAGTAACGATATCACAAACCTGGACTTCGCCACGCCGAGAGAAGAACAAGATATCACCGGCCTCGACAAGTCGGCCAGGGAACGGCTGTTGCTCCTGGCGGACTTCTCGGTCACTTTCAACGGGGTCTTCAACGATGCCAGTAATATGTCACATGATGTATTCAAGACGGTCCCATCGACCTCTGTGGCGCGAACTGTGACCATGGCAATCAGCGGCCAGACCCTAGCGTGTGAGGCGTTCTTCTCCGACTACGCTCTGAGCCGGTCGTCCTCCGGTGAATTGACCTGGTCAGCACCTGGCGCTTTATCCGGTGGTGCTGTTCCGACGTGGGGCTAACGTGGTAGCGGTCAATGGAGTGAAAGCCAAGAAGGGCTTTCGGCTCCCTGAGAGGACAGCCCGGATAACCTTTGAGGGCACTGACTACGATGGGGCTGAGATACGGGTCCGGTTGAGCGTCAGTTTCGCCCAGTTCATCGCCCTGCGCGAATCAGCCCAAGGCGAGGACCAAGAGGGAATGGCTCGGCTATTCGGTGAGACTGTCCTCATGGACTGGAACCTGGAAGACCCAGAGGGTGAACCGCTCTCGGCTGATGGGGATGGAATGATGATGATTCCTTTGGACCTGGCCAACCTGGTCGTCCAGCATTGGGTCGAGGAGGTTGCCGGAGTGCCTAGCCCTTTATCCGAGCCATCCGGAGATATAGACACGTTGGCGGCGGCATCGACCGCGATGGAAACCGAGTAGTCAAGCCGTGGGAACTAGAGGAGGCCGAACTGATTGACGGTCTCTGCCAGAGGTACTCGTGCTTGCCATCACAACTCATGGAGGAGGATGCGACGATTCTCCGGATGGTGGCCATAATACAAGAGGCCCAACCGGACGAGAAGAATGGCTAACGACGTCGAAATAAAGGTTACTGCCGACACATCGAATGCCCAGGCCGGAATTACGAAGGTAAAAACCGGCTTCCAGGGCATGAAGGATTCCATCGTCAAGAACCGAAAGGCCATCGGCGTCGGTATCACGGCGTTGGGTGTCGGGATAGAGGGACTCGCCAAGAATCAGCAAGGGCTAACCGAGTCAAGTCGGAAGTTGGCCAATGCGACCGGAATGTCTGAGAAAGAGATACGGGGCATGGCGACGAGCCTCTCCAATGCCACTTTCCCATTGGATTCGGCCCTCGAGTTGATGACATTGGGAGCGCAACAAGGTCTTGACAGCGCCGATGCCCTCAAACAATACGCCGCGTTTTGGGATACGGTCGGGGATGCCACCGGTCTGAGCGCCGAGGCATTGGCCAAGTCCGGCGCGGCGTTGGCGGCTGTAGGCATCGAGGTGGGGAACGAAAGCGAGCTCCTCGGCGCCTTCGGGCTTATCACCCAGGAATCCACTCAAACGGTCCAGGACTTTTTGACAGGCATCGAGAAGTTGGCTCCGGAGATGTCCGCGATGGGCATATCCGTCGATGAAGCCGCTGTCATTATGACCACGATGGAGAGGGAGTTGGGCCTGACCGCCAGGACTGCCCGGACCGAATTCAAAGAAGCCCTCGAACAATCAGAGACCGGTCTCGCCGGCGTGTTGGAACAACTAGGCTTGAGCGAGTCTCAGTTAGCGACCTACCAGACCAAACTCGAGGAATCGACCGGCGTTATCCAAGACAACGCCGATGCCCACGCCAGCACCAAGACGGTCATGGATAAGTTCAAATCCACTCTGGCAGATTTAGCGTTCGCCAATGGGGCATTGATAGAGAAGGCGTCGATGTTGGCTCCGCTATTTCTGGCGGCGGGTCCGATAGTCGCCGGGTTTTCCGGCATCATGGGGATAATGACGCCGGTCATCCACGGTGCGAAAGTAGCATTCATCGGCTTGAATCTGTCACTCGGCCCAATCGCATTATTGATCCTCGGGATCGGTGCGGCTATCGCTGCCGGAATTCTAATTTGGCAAAATTTCGATGCCATAGTTGCTGCCTTGAAAAAGACCTTTGAGAAAATCACGGACGTTTATAAGGGTAAATTGGGCTGGTTGTTGCCGGCGGGTCCACTGATTAAAGGCATCATGTTCTTGGCTAAGAACTGGGAAGAAATTTGGGAGGCCATCAAGGAGGGGTTCCGGAAGGTCGGCACTTTTATTAAAGATCTGTATACATCGAAATTTGGCTGGCTCCTCCCGGCGGGTCCGCTCATCAAAGCCATTCTGTTCCTCAAGGATAACTGGGAGGAGATTTGGAACGGCATCAAGGCTACTTTCAATACTGTGACCGATGCCATGGTCACGACCTTCCGGACCGTCAAGGGAACAGTCCTCGGGATATGGGATGAGCTTGTGTCCGGCATTAAAGCAGCGGTCAATCTAATCATCGGTGCTATCAACCTGTTCATTCGGGGCATCAATAACATCAAAATCACTCTGCCGAGCGTTAGTGCTCCCAAGTGGCTCGGAGGAATGAAGTGGGGCGGGTTCAGCATCGGGATGCCTCAAATCCCGGAGATTCCGACCTTGGCGAAAGGCGGTATCGTGAGAAGCCCCACGCTGGCCATGCTCGGAGAAAGTGGGCCGGAGGCGGTCGTTCCATTGGGCCGACAGGGTGGTGCCGGCATGACCGTGAACCTGGTCATCAATGGGGATATCAATGGCATGGACGACTTCGAACAGAAAGTGACGAGCGTGATTCGGGATGCGGTCCTGGGCGGTGGATTCTCCGGCGTACTGGCGAGGGCATAATGGTCGTTGCATCGTATAAATTACAAGTGGACTGGAACAACGACGGTGACTGGGGAGACACCGGCGAAGAGATAGATATGAGTCGGGTCCGTGGCATTACTTGCTCATTCGGTCGGGACCGGGCCAGCCAACTCACCGGGAAATCCAAGGCCGGCAAACTCCGGGCCACACTAGATAACAGGTCGGGCGATTACAACCCGTTCAATTCTGACTCGCCTATATATGGCAACATCCTTCCAGGCCGACCGGTGCGCCTCCTCGGAACTTCGACCACTCAATCAGACCAGGCTATTTGGCAGGGCTTCTTGACCCGCATCACACCTCAAGTCTTTCTAGGCGGCGATGCGACCGCTATCCTTGAGGCTACTGGCCCGCTCGGTCAAATCAACCTCGACCAAATCGAGGTCGCAATGGTGACTTCCCAACGGACCGACCAGGTGGTTGACGATATTCTGGATGCAGCCGGTTGGGGCGCGGGAAGTAGTTATCGGACCCTCGACACGGGTAAGACGACAATCAGCAGATTTTTTTCATCAGCCACATATACGATGAAGGCTTTACAAGAGGTCGAGTCCACCGAGGGCGGATTCATCCGTGAGGGGAAGGACGGGAAAATCGTCTTCGATAACCGACATCATAGACTGGCCGGCTCGGCCCTAACCAGCCAGGCGACCTACTCGGACGCCTCCGGCGCGGCGAGGGTCTACAACAATCTGATACAAGACGACCCACTACCCCATATCTTTAATATTTTCGAGGCCGATGTCCAGACTTACACGACCGCCAGCGTGGCAGTCCTCTGGACACTCAGCGAGACTGGTGCTAGCTCCCCGTCTATTGCTCCCGGCGTGGCCCGGACCTGGATCGCCCGTTATCCGACCTCTGCATCGGTCAACTCTGCAAGGGGAGTCGCCGTGTGGACGACCACCGCCTCGACCACTGATATGACCGCCAACGCTGCCGCCGATGGGTCCGGCGTTAATGTGAGCTCGGATATCGGGATAGCGGTCAGCAAGTCCTCCGAAACGATGGACATCACTCTTACGAACAACGGGAGCGTGACCGCCTACATCACCAAACTCCAGGCCAGGGGAACGGCCATCACCGCCGACGACCCGGCCAGTATCAAGCAAGAAAACTCGGCCAGTCAGACGGCTTTCGGCAAGCGGACCTGGCCGAGCCGGACAAAGTTTATCCCCAATACGACCGAGGCGTTGGACTGGGCCGATTTCAATATCTCGATCTACAAAGACCCGACCGCTGTCCTGAAGTTGACTTATTTCGCCAACCGGGACACCAATTCCATTAACGAGATGCTCGACCGCGACCTCTCCGAGCGGGTGACGGTCGTGGCCGATAATACCGCCGACCTGTCAATTGACCGGGACTTCTTCATCGAGGCGGTCAATCATCAGATAACCGCCGACCGCCTCCACAAAGTCACTTATCTCCTGTCCGACGCTGTTCAATTCTCGGACTTCTGGATTCTGAATACCTCGGCCCTCGGGACCAACACAAGGTTGGCGTACTGATGGCAGACTATATCGTCCAGCACCAAGACCTCCAGCCGGACTCATATCTGGTCATGGTACGGAATATGTATATGCGGATGGGATTCGGAGCGCTCCCGGAGCCGTCCGAGGACAACATATCCGGAGAGGTCGCGGCCCGGATCAATCATGGCCGGTGGCTGGTCGATTGCTCCGGATGCAACAGCGCCCTGGTCGTTGACCTTTCCGAGTTGGTCTTTATGTGCGTCGAGTGCGGCAACGCCGCCAACGACGGGAAGTGGTTCACGGTGACGATCCCGACCAACCGTAAGGCCATCGAGGCCGAGTTATTGAAGCGGCCCTGGAACGGGCGCAACCCTGCCGAGGCGGTTAACCGGAATTGGGAACCAGGGGAGACCCTGGCGATGCTGAAACAAGAAAATACCGACCACGGTGTAGGAGGATAAATTGGCTTGGACCACTCCGAAGACATGGGCCTCTGGTTACGTCGTTTTGGCGGCAGATTTGAACACCCACCTCCGGGACAATTTGAACGTTACCGCGCCGGCGGTGATGACCACGGCGGGAGATATCATCTACGCATCGGGAGCGAACACTCCCGCGAGGCTTGCCAAGTCCACGACCTCAACCCAATATCTCGCCAACACTGGGACGAGCAATATCCCGGCCTGGAACGAGGTGGCATTGGCGACCGGAGTGAGTGGGACTTTGCCGGTCGGGAATGGCGGCACCGGAGCGACCACGCTAACGGCCAACGGCGCGATAATCGGCAATGGCACCTCAGCCCTAACCTCTATTGATATGTCCACGAAAGGTGGATTGCTGGCTGGGGATGGTTCCGGCAATCCTAGAGTATTAGCAGTTGGAGGGACCAATACCCATGTTCTGACAGTCGACTCCAGCGAGACGACCGGGATGAAATGGGCCTCCGGTGGAGGCGATTTCGTACTTATCGGGATCGTAGAGGCGTCCGATGACGCAACGATCGGAGTTTCAGGTGTTCCAGCATCGACCTACGATTGGCTAATTATTGTGGGGTCAGACCTGAGACCCGCCACCGATGGGGTGAGAGGTTTAATCAAGAGTGGCACCGCTGCCGGGATTGACGAAGGCGCGTCTGATTATGGCTGGTGGAAAACCCAGGACCAGATAGGAACAACGACATTCGCTGCGTATCTGACCGATTCCGGGGACTCAGGAATTCGGCTGGGTCGTTCTATCGGAAACGGTAGCAATGAAGGGATTGGCTTTGTTATCTCTATGACTCGTCCGCCGAATGGTACTCAAAACTCCAGCTACCAAGGGTCGTTTTTAGAGATAAATTCGGGGGCAGCGATCGAGGGTCAGGCGATGTTTGGCTTAGGGCCGAATAACGTGATCACGCAATTTCAATTTCAATTTTCCAGCGGGAACGTTACCAGTGGAACGTTTGCCATTTACGGAGCGAGCAATGCCTAGAAATCACCGGATATTTGAGGTTGGTATTGGAACATCTTTGATCCCATTTACCGCCGCAGAGGAATCAAATCAAGACGCCGCAGAGGCCAACGATGCAGTGGTCCAGGCCGCGGCATTGGCACTATACGATGAACGAGTAGAGTTGAGCGCACGTTTAGAGGATCTGACATTTGATGAGCTCAAGCGTATGCTGCACCTGTCGCGTGGTGGATCGTGATTGCCGCGGGATTGGAACCCTAACGTGGATAATCTCACAGGGTTGGTTGAGATAATCGGCCCCATCGGTGTCCTGGTCGTCGTCGTGGCCTGGGCGCTGATCTCGCGCCGGCAGAACGGGCAGTCTGACCGCTACAAGGTCGTGGTCGCCAAGCTGGACGGTCTCCGGGAGGATATCGGGGAGGTCAAGACCGACGTGCGCGAACTCCGGTCCAGTCTTGTTCATCACCTAGAGGACCACGCCAATTCTTAATTAGTATTCACCTACTCCACTCCTCGAATAGCGGCCCGATGGTCTCACCTTCGCCATCGGGTCGTTATTTTTTGTTCAAACCAAAGCCTCAATACTAGGTATTCCCTCAAAGCACATTGTGGGTCAATCCACAACCAATCTGAAAACTCGTGTATATTTGCTTGACATTCTATATAGTCAGGATATAAAATGTATACATAGGGTAAAGGAGGAACAACATGAGGATTCGAATGATTGGAAGCATCACCTCAACAAAGGTCACAGCGAGTTGCGGCCACGAAGTCAATGTAGTAGTCCCGCCGCACGACCTTCGGAATGGCCCTGGAAAAGTCGGTTCCATGAGAATCGCAGAAGCCCAAAAGAACGGCTGTCGCCGATGTGGGTATTTCCCGAACTTCATTCCGCACTGGCTTGGATAGAAGCCTAACCCGCCTCTGATGATGGCCCGCTGGCTCCGGGCCGAAACCCTCTCCGGAGGGTCAGGCGAAAGCCAATAAACGAAGAAGGTGAGGACCATGGAAAACTGCTACTTCTTAAACCAACGGAACTACAGCATAAGCGGGGCGCTCAAAGGAGTCCGTTGCAATAACCAAGCGACCGTAGAAGAAGCCAAGAACGGACGCATCTACCACTTTTGCGGAGTCCACAGTTATACGGTCGACCGGTTCGTGGGAGCCAGAGAGTCCGGCCACGAGCATCTCGGACACGCAGGGCCAGGACGAAAGTGCGATGCCCCGGCGTGCAAGTTAACTCCTGGCAGCCTTTGCTTGAGGGTTAGCACTCAGCTTTACCCTTACAAAGGATAACCCGCCTCTGATGAGGCCCGGTGGCTCCGGGCCGAAACCCTCTCCGGAGGGTCAGGCGAAAGCCAAATCTAACGGGGAGTGGACTGAATATTTCCCTTAGCTGGACAACGGTGGGGTTTCCCACTGACCAACGGCATGAGGGCTGACAGCGCTCCCCGACAGGAGAACCCTGCCCTGACGAGGCCCGATGGCTCGGGGCCGAAACCCTCTCCGGAGGGTAGGCGATAAGCCAAGAGGAGGAGCGATGGAAGGATACAACGGTTGGAAGAATTACGAGACCTGGAACGTGGCTCTCTGGTTGCAGAACGATTATCCGCTCTACTGCATCACCAGAGGGTTTCGCACGTACAAGACGCCGTTCTTGAGCCTGCGTCAAGAACTGGCCGAGTCGCTTGGATACCGGACGACCAAAGACGGAGCGAGCCTGTGGGACCCGACCCTCGATGTGGCCCACTTGGACTCCATGATTAGGGAGGCGTGATGCTTAGACCCGGTTATTGCTTCGACAATCACAAGAAGCTGGTGAGTCAGCTTCACATCATCATGGACGAGGCATCGGTCGAGTACGACACCGACGAGGATGTGGTCGACGACTTCACACAGTATGTCAAGGATTGGGCCAGCCGGCGTTCAGAGGCTAGATTAGACAAAGCATAGATTATATAATTTATATGAGATATGCCCTCGGCAAGTAGAGTGCCGAGGGCATATCTGATACAGATTATATTAAGGAGACCTACATGAAGACACCGACGCAACAACTTCTGGAGGCCCAACGGCACAAGGATATTCGGGATATCATGCTCGACACTCTGGAGAAGTTCCGGGCCACTCGGAACATGGTCCAAGACTGTTGCGACGACCTGAACGTATCGTGGGGCACCTTCTACAAGTGGGCGAAGGATATGGATATCGAGGTCGGAGATTATCACTTCGCGTCGGTCCGCTGATGCTTGTTTTAACCAGGTGCCTCGACTGCGGCGCGCGGTGGACTCGAATCATTCCTAAAGACCTCCCGGTCTATTGCCGGGAATGTGGCTCGGAAGCTCTTACGTGGTGAACCAGCCCTGGCCTCATCAAACCGAGGCACTCGATTTCATATCCGATAAAGCCGGCGCGATGTTGGCGATGGATATGGGTACCGGCAAGAGTCGGGTCGTGGTCGACTTGATTGCCCTGAAAGGATACGAGAGGGTATTGATTCTGGCTCCACTCAGCGTTGTGGGGAATGTATGGCCCGGAGAGTTTAAGAAACATTCTCCGGGTCTTCTTGACGTTCTGCCGCTTGCCGGCAAGTCCACCAAGGCCAGGCAAGAGACCGCCGCCAAAGCCCTCGACTCCGGTCGGCCCACGGCAATCGTGATGAACTACGATGCTATCTGGCGCAAGCCTTTCGGGGATTGGGCCATGAAACAGAAGTGGGATTTACTGGTGATGGACGAGAGCCACCGGATAAAGGCTCCCGGAGGAGTGGCGAGCCGGTATTGCTCGAGGCTGTCCGACAGGGTCGGCCATCGGGTGGCATTGACCGGAACGCCTATGTCCCACAGCCCTCTCGATATATATGCCCAGTACCGCGCCCTCGATAAGACCATCTACGGCACCTCGTTCGTCCGGTTCCGGACCCGCTACGCTGTCATGGGCGGCTTCAACCGGATGCAAGTCGTGGGTTATCAAAGAGAGGCAGAACTTAGAAACTTATTCTACAGTCGGGCCTATAGGGTCGAGTCCGACGATGTTCTACACTTGCCCTCGACCCTCTCCATCAACCTGATGTGTGAGTTGGGGACCGAGGGCCGGAGACTCTATTCGGAAATGTCGAATCAGTTCGTGGCCGACCTGGAAGGCGGTCACATAACCGCCGCCAACGCCCTCTCCCGGCTCTTGCGCCTGCAGCAGATAACGAGCGGTTACGGGCGGTTGGAGGATGGGACCGATGTTGAGATTGATACGTCCAAGGCCAAGGTTCTCGAAGATATTCTGACCGATATCGGCCGAGAGCCGGTCGTCGTATTCACAAGATTCACCCACGACCTCGACGTGGTCCACCGGATTGCGGCCAAGGTCGGCATCCCAAGTTTTGAGGTTTCAGGTCGCCGAAAAGACCTGTCAGAGTGGAGCCAAGGCGTTTTGGCGGTCCAGATTCAAGCCGGAGGATTGGGTCTCGACCTTACGCTGGCCCGGTATGCCATCTACTACTCGCTCGGTTTTAGCCTGGGCGATTATAGTCAGAGCATGGCAAGATTGCACCGACCAGGCCAAACACATCCAGTGGAGTAC